TATTGGCGCAGTCTATAAATGGAAATCCGGGGAAAATCGCCCCCAAAAACATCATGTAAATAAACTGGCGGAATTGGAAAGCGAAAAAATTAAATGGTTAACTAACGAGGAAATTGAACTTGATGATGATGAGGGAGAAACGATGCAAACAAAAACCGACAGGGTGGCGAATTACCTGATTGATGAGATCGAACAACTGAAAAAACAAATCGTAACACTTGAACAAAAAATACCCAAAAAAAAGAAAGAAGCCACTTGGCGTTCATCTGGTGACCTTTTATTAGATGACAATAGTGGATATGGTTGGGAGAGACTCGATTACGATACGATGGAAATAGGCGGGGACACCGTGACCGCATTGGGATACACCCACGATGAACTTAATAGTATGCGTCATAAAGAATGGAAGAAACTCTACCATCCTGATTCGTACAAAGAGTCAAATATAATAATAGAAATGGCAATTAAGACAAGCGAGTTTGATGTTCACGGCGGGACGTTTCGTTTCGTCAGAAGCTATAAACATAAAGTCAATGGTTATGTCCATTTCGACATGGAAATCCATTTCACCCATAATGCAGGTGAAGGGATAATGCGTTGGAACGCCTATTATACCCTCATGCCCGAGGGATGCGTTTGTTAAATATGTCGGTGTGAGTACCTTGTACAAAAGAGGAAAACGATGGTATTATGTTCGTGGATATACATTCTTTAGTCTGAAAACCGAAAGCTTGGCAATCGCCAAACAAATCAAGAAAAAACTTGATGAGAAATATGAATTAGAAACCTTCGGCATATATTCACCCGCAAGCCGAAATATCCATGAATTATCAATCGAGTGGATGCGGTTTATCAAAGACGATAAATCTGACTCCTGGTTCCAAAACAACATTCCGAAAATTCAAAAGTTCGTAAATGAATATAAAGACCGGCCTGTTGTTTCTGTCCAAGCCCGTGATATAAATCAGTACATTGGTGGCCTAAAAAACGGCCACGCCCCCAATACTGTATTAAACTACCTTAAACCAATCCGCCAGATGCTCCAATTTGCCGTTTCTTGTGGGTATATTGACCTCAATCCTATGAAGTCGGCACAACTACCGATAGCGAAGGAAAAACGCCGTTTTCGGGCGATTCCAAAAGACGTATTATTTAAGATATTTGCGGATGAAAAAATAGAATTAAAGCACCGCCAATTTTGGATGCTATGTTATTACACCGGATTAGACTCTGGCGATGCGGGAACGCTTTCAAAAAACGATGTAAAAAATGGCGTAATTCAATTAGAAAGAGATAAATCGGATGTCCCGGTTCAGATCCCGCTGCATTCCAAACTTGACTTTGATATAATTAATTTCATGGATAACAAAAATAGCAGAAATTGGTCATCTAAACTGCTAAAAAGAGAATTAAAAAGATATGATATTCATGGATCAATAAAGAATTTGCGGGCTTCATTCATCTCACATCTTCACGATAATGGTCTTGGGACTCAAGATATAAAGGTTGCTGTAGGCCATACATCGGAGAAAATGACGGCTCATTATACAACCAAACAACTGGAAATGGTCAAAAATAACATCGAACAATTATGACAGAATTATTACAGTTTCCCGTAAGTCTAACAATATCAGGGGGAAATTCGGCCTGTCAAGCCGGAGGTCGAGGGTTCGAGTCCCTTCGGTCCCGCTCCTCGAAAAGGCTCATTTCTCGTCAGTAAAATGATATGAAGTGAGCCTTTTTATTTTATCTTATAATACGTTATAATGCCTTATAATGCGTTATAGTATATTACAAAATTATTACAAAATTATTACAAAAGGCCGAAGGTCTATTCCGCGAAGGTCATGTCAACGCTGTTTAATCCATTAGCCACTTCATTGATTTGCATATCTTTTAGATTGACAAAATAATAATCATCATCATAATACACGAATTTTTTGTGATGTGATTTATCTCGCAACCGTTCAAAAGCTGTTTTGTCTGCGGCTCCGACTGCATCCCAATTAAATTTGCGGGTAATTGCAGAATCACCAGATTTAAACATAAACTCTGTTCCGTCGTATGATTCTTTCAAATGTACATTATCTTCTTTGCCATATTCTCGTCCCATTGCCGGATTGAAGGATGGCTCAGTCTTTTGCCCCAATAAGATTTCACCAAGTCCTATTGTGAAACTGCCAGAGAATTGCACTAAATAGTGTTTATAAGATACGCCGCTTGTGAACCCGCCAACCCCCAGAACAATCATCCTGGATGCGCCAGAAGGGATAAATTGCTTACTTGCAGAGGTGTATAAAGTTTCACTCCCATAATCCAAGACACTCCATCCCGCCGCTGATATTTGAAAAGATGAAATTTCTGAAAAGAAAGCATCGGGATCGTCCCCTGTTAGGAATAAATTCCCACCGGAAGTATAGAAAAACTTTGAATCAGAATCTTTTAAAATGAAATTCGAGTTTGCACCATATAACGTAACATCTGCCGTGCCTGTGATTGAATTAATATATAGCGCAATAAAATCGGTGGTTTTTTCTTCGTCTAAATTAAACATAAAGCCAACATCACTTGTATCGGCAGTTCTGAAAATTTCAGCAGAAGACGTATAAAACAACTCGCTCCCGGATGTATACAATGCTTTCCCATTGACAAGTTCGGTGTCGCTTCCAATTTGACCATCCACAATCCTCGCGGGATGTTCTGAAGCAAAGCCATCCACAAGTGTTGTATCAAACATTCCAGAGAATTTTCGAGATTCTAAAGAAAAAATATCTGACGCTTCATCAAATTCAATTTCAAGCGATGCTGAAATGATCCCCTGATCTGGGGTAGTTAAGGCAATAGTATCAGGGTAAAATATCATACTTGGCGAATGACATAGGTTCCCGACGAACCGTTACTTCCGGGGCTACCACCAGAGGATGTCCCCCCTGATCCATTAGACACATCTACATAAGAACTTGCAATGCTTGATGTGGATAATAGAACAACAGCCCCACCATTACCACCTGCACCACCCCCACCATCGCCATCTATTGAATCAAATCCATTCCCGCCATCACCCCCTGTGGATTGGAATTTGCAGCCAGAACCAAGTGTAACAGTCTTGGCACATACCATTGTAATTCCACCGCCACCGCCTGCACCACCACCACCACCGGGGTATCCGCCGCCTTTAGTTCCACCACCACCACCGCCACCGCCGCCTGCGGTAGGTCTAATTGTTTTAGGCTGATCTGCCAATCCGTAAATATCTCTCATAGTAATCAATACAGTCGGATCAACATGAGTAAAATTTGTTGCCTTAACTGAAGCTGATCCCGCTGAACCACCACTCCCGCCTGCTGCAAGCCCATATTCTCCTGCACCACCCGCTACACCATTGTTAGAATTAATACAAGGGTCGGCACTTGGCCCCGGATCACCTGCTGTTTCGGGATCGCCACCATCTCCCCCTGCTCCCCCACCTCTGAGTGTCCCTTCTCCACCGCCTGCTCCACCGCTGCCCCCTGATTCGCTACTCCCATTATTCCCATCACTTCCATCATTACTAATCTTTGATGAAGTCCCCATCGTTAATGTCCCTTTGACAAAGACTCGGTATCCATTAGAATCAAGTGTAATAGAACTGGCAATGGTAAGGTCGGAATAATAAGCATCAGAAGACAAGGATGTGTTTGATGATATTGTCGCACTCCCATCAGAACCATCCCCAAAGAATCCCGTAAACAACATATCTTCTAAGTCATCACCGCCAAGCGTTATATGGCTTGCACTCAAGGTGCTTGTATCAATTTGTGATGCAGTTATTGTACTTGCTGCAATTTCAGAAGCCGTTATCGTTCCGGCTGCTATCTCAGATGCAGTTATTGTTCCTGTCGCTATCTCAGCTGCCGTTATCGTTTCAGCCGCTACTACTGCCGCTGTGATTGAGTTCAAAGCAATCTTATCCGCACCATCTATAGTGTTGGTGGCAATCTTATCATTATTGATTGTTAGATTGTCTATGTTAGCTGAAGTAATCGTTAAATTAGCGATTTTCCCCGCAGTAATCTCAAGGTCCCCAATTTTCCCGGCTGTGACTGCTCCATCCTCTATTTTACCGGCAGTTATGGCGGCATCCTCTATTTTACCCGTTGTAATTGCACCAGAACTAATCTTCCCAGCCGTGATGGCCGCATCCGCAATATTCCCTGCGACGATTGTACCCGATGCTATCTGTGTTGCAGTAATAGTTGCAGCAGCAATATTTACAGCAGCTATTGTAGCCGAAGCAATCTTTGCCCCAGTAATCGTTGCATCCGCAATATTCCCCGCGACGATTGTCCCAGACGCAATATCTGTCCCCGTTATAGTGGCATCTGTAATATTTGTAGATGTAATCGTTGCAGATGCGATATTGCCACCGGCAATAGTTGCAGAAGCAATATCTGTTCCAGTAATAGTGGCATCTGTTATGTTTGTGGATGTAATAGTAGCTGAAGCGATGTTTGAACCCGCAATCGTTGCCGCAGCAATGTCTGTCCCTGTTATTGTTGCATCAACTATATTATCTGAAGTTATGGTGGCAGAACTTATATTAGAACCCGCTATAGTGGCAGATGCTATCTTCGAGCCGGTAATTGTAGCGTCTGTAATATTCGTAGCTGTAATTGTAGCAGATGCAATGTCTGCTCCTGCTATAGTAGCATCTGTTATATGCGTAGATGTTATAGTGGCAGATGCAATTTTTGACCCGGTGATTGTAGCGTCTGTTATGTTTGAAGCGGCAATGGTTGCAGCGGCTATATTTGAACCGGCGATAGTCGCAGCAGCGATATTTGACCCCGCAATGGTTGCAGCGGCAATCTTTGCCCCTGTTATAGTTGCGTCTGTTATGTTTGTAGATGTAATTGTTGCATCTGCAATGTCGGAACCGGTTATTGATACATTCGTCAGCTGACCATAATCAATCGTCTTATTCGTTAAAGTGTCGGTTGTATCCCTGCCAATTAATGTATCCGTTGCGTTGGGAAGTGTTAATATACGATCTGTCGTTGGATCAACTACGATTAGCGTGGTTTCATAATCATCCGCAGTCGCCCCCTCAAAAATAATAGATGAATCAGATAATGTAATTCCGGAAACCGTCGGACTTGTTAATGTTTTATTTGTTAATGTTTGTGTCCCTGTTGTAGATACGACTGTAATTCCATCCACTTGATTAATTTCGGCGGTACTTGCAGTAACACCGTCTAATATATTCAACTCGGCAGTTGTAGAAGTAACGCCATCTATAATATTCAATTCAGCTGCAGTAGCGGTCACGCCGTCAAGAATATTTAACTCAGCCGCAGTAGAAGTAACGCCATCCATTATGTTAAGTTCTGCTGTTGTGCTTGTGACTCCATCCATAATATTTAGTTCTGCCGTACTTGATGTCACACCATCAAGAATGTTCAACTCCGCAGCCGTTGAAGTTATTTCTACTCCGCCCTGGAGTAATGTTTTCCCAGATGCAGCACCTACATTAGCGGTGGATATTGATAACGCAGTCGCCGTCCCATCGCCATCGTAAACTGTTCGATTGGTTGTGGCGTGTATCCCACTATCATCCCCAACGTGCAATAACTGAACGTATCCGGTGGAAATAGCTGTATTGGTGATTGATGTATTAGATGCCATTAGCTTGTTGTTGCCTGTCGAATTTGCATGGATGTTGAATAAACACTTGGGGCCACTTCTGTAAATTGCAATGAATCAGCACTCATTCTTACATTAGAATAGGATGTAGATCCATCATTGTAAGTGAATTTTCTATATGGACCACCAACGGTGTTTCTGAAATTCTCAAGTTTCGTTTTAAAAGCAGAACTAACAAAGCTGAAACTGAGTTGCCAAGTCCGTTTTCCTGTATGTCTTTGAACTGTAAATTCATCCCCGCCAAACGATTCAGACTGAATAATTGAGAAATCTTTTCCTGTCGCTACACCTAAATCTGGCGAAACATCAAACACCATATATGTTCCCGAACTTGTCCCATCGACTAATGTGCCAGAATAAGCCGATCCACCGTCTGCGGTATCTCTTTCAAAATATGCCATTTAACACTCCCGACATTTAATTTTCACTTGAACTCCGACTTTGCGGGTTACAGAGGTTATTATAAAATCTTTACTTGTCCACGCATCGCCAAAAGGCTTTGTGTCCATACTGCCATTGGTGAACTGGACAAAATCACCCACTTCAATCAATCCGCCGATTGTCGGATCAACTACGTCACAACTCACGATTGTTTTTAAATTCCCCGTTATTGAATCATAATACTTTTCAAAGGAATCGTTGCGATTAGAACCCCCAGAAACCGCACCAACCAACGCATCCAAATCGATTTGAGCCACATTCTCGTTTGCCGCAAAATCATAGTCTGACCTCTCTCCCGAAGTGTAAGTGTATGAGGATTCATATTTATTTTCTGCCGGATGCCTATCGTATCCGATCTCCATTTTCGTCACCAAGTCACCCACCCCTGTGTGTCCTATCTTTAAATTAGTAATATCGCTTTTGGTTAAAGTATGGTCTGCCGATATAGAGTCAGGGATGAATACATATTTTGGAGTCTCCTGGCTAAATAAGAAGATAAATCCGCCCTCATATTGTAACTGTTCTAAAATCTTTTTTACTGATGTCGGTTCCGTTTCCCAATAACGCCCTGTCCAACTTGACTTCGCTGTATCTAATGCTGACCAATTAGTTGGGGTATCCGTTATTCCTAAATAACGATGTAAACAATCCCGGTGGAACTCGTGTACTTTTGTTAGCGCATTTGAATCGCCACTCCACGAACTGTTTGATGGAAGCCCATCATTCCCAGAATAAACAAACTCAACATCTGACTCTGCTTTTGCAGCCGCTTCCGGCTCATTTGTAGAATCTATTGATGTGGTTATAACAAGGAAAGCGTCATATATCTTGCAATCAGAATTAACCGCATTTAAAGTTGCACTTGTAAATTTAAGGATTAAACTGTCTGGGAGTTGATTGCCATTGCTTTGAATTGCAGATAGAATATTTGTTGAAGTCCCGGTTGTTAAACTTGTTGTTCCTGTGCCATCACCATTGCTTCTTGATATCAATGTGGTATCAGAACCGAAAGAACTTTCAGTAAGTTTAATCTCGGTTGTATCTGTGAATGAATTTAAAATTATATCTGCTTTAATATATAAGTATGCGGACACAAGTTTGCCAGATATACTTGGCAGTTCTAAACTTAATGATGTATTTGTAGAGGACGTATGGTTTTGGTTGGCATAGTCAGCATCACTTGTGTTAATGGCATTCCCCGGATTTGTAAATCCAGTTCCAGATGCAGTTGCTAATGGTCTGAATTTATAAGTACGATTGAATATGTTTTTAACTACGAAAGCATCTTTGCTATCTCGTGTTGCCGTTGCGGTTTGATCTTTTTCCAGATAGACAAACATATCTGCTCTGTTGTCATAGAAATTTACAACGCCTGTAGTTTCGCTTTTCCCGGCAAGATAATATACATTGCCATTGGAAGAACTTGTTTTTGGCGCAGGATATAAGGATTTGCCGGTCATAAAATCAGTTTGACCGTGACCAGTATAATCACCATAAACAATAGGGGCATATATATTTGTGTCGGATTTAGTGTTTGGGAGTTCAACCATATCCCAGGGGAGTCGTGCAACTATATTTAATTTAACTCGGGCATCGTCCATTGTGACAGATTGCAGTCTTCCGGTGTATATCTTAACAGCATCAGCAATATTACTTGAGTCATTTAGTATAGAATAGATTTCAACCTTACGTGTAAGGTATGTATTTGAACCGTTAATTAATAACGCGGAAAGTTTGTCTGATCCAAAAGTTGCATCAGCACAGTCTAAAGATATATTGGAACTTGATGCCGTCCCTTTTTCTAATTTAATATTCTCCCGGAATGATGGATTATTTAGAATACACCCGGTATGAGCAACCGAGGAAACGGTGTGATCGTATAATGCGATTGCTGTGTAATTGGAAGCATCGTAATATAAACGGACGAGCAAGTTTTCACGGAATTGGTTTGCCAACGCATTAGAATAATTAGTCGGTAGTGTTAGGCTCATGCAAGATTCAGCCTTGTCGCTTTTGTTATTTCTGGAATAATAAAATCCCTCACATAATCATCGTTTGTAATCGGTCCGCTAAAATTGATATTGATTCCGCCCTGTGGCCCGTTCACGTTAGGAGATCCAAGAGGAGTAACTTGGACTCTCTCTTTTCCGCCGGGATTGTCACCGACCATTATCATTTGAGGACCGCTTGTTACAAAGTCCCCGCCCGTTGCGAATTGTGAGAGACCTTTATCAATAAGACTTGCTGCTGTTGCCCCGGCTCCCGCTGCTAAAATAGTATTAAAGGGGAAGGGGACACTTTTTAGAATAGATGAAATTAAGCCCGCAACTGCTTCCATAGATTCGGCTCTTACAACAGCTTTCATAGCATCTTTGGCTGATCCTTGTACTAAGGCTGCTTGTTTTAATTCATCAACAATTTGCTTTTGTTTCAACATTCTCCTTTTTTCAGCACGGATAAATTGTTTATTTTCAGCGACTTCAACCCCCTCGAAGTATTCAAATTCAGCTTCTTTTATTCCTTCAATCACGTTTGTTAATTCATGTTTATTTGCCATCAATAAAAGGTTTGCTGCAATTTGATCTTCGATTGATTTTAATTGCTGTTTTCTATGTTCTTCGGTTAATGCTAAATCTTCTGGCTTACCCCCTTGTGAAAAAGTATTAAAGAAATCATCGTTTATAACAATAGCCTCTTTTGAGTCTGATGTGACAATCTTCAAAGCTTCAGCTCGTTTTAGGAGTTTATCTGTTTGTTCCTCTAATGATGGGCCACCTTCATCTAACCCCCCCAACATCCGTGTAAAGTTGTCAGCTACCCTTGCGGTATCATCGGCTAAAATTTTCATTCCCGGAGCAAGTTTTTTCCCAATAGTAGCCCACAATCTTTCCGTTGAAGCATCCATTTTACTCATTGAATCCGTTGCTGTCAGTTGCTCCTCGCCTAATCCTTTAACAAGACTTTGTGCTTCTTTCATTGATGCGTTGACAAAAGCTTGTTTCTTTTGTTGATCTGTCAATCCTTCAACAGTTGTCCCTAATTGATCTGCATATTGTTTATAAGCATCTTCGGTTTTTACCATAATACCTAAATTGTCAAGCATCAATTTTGACTGCCGCCCCATACCCGTAACTAATGATTCAATACCGAAAGCGGCATCTTGGCCAAGAGCCTGCGCAAGTCTTTGTGCGGTGTCGAACATTTGAGCCATTTGATCTTCTGATTCAAATATACCAAGCAACATTGCGTTGTTTGCTTGTTTTAATAAATCCATTGATGACATTGTGCCATCGGTGGCTTTTTGCAGTTTTTCAAAAGTCTGTACAGAGAACCCGGCACTTCTCGTTAGATTCTTAAATCCTCTCTCTAACCCATCCATCTTCCCCGACAGTTCAATCGTTTTCTTTAAAGCTTCAATGAGTTTTTTTGAACCAAAATAAGCTGCGGTAGCAACGCCGGCAGCCTTGCCCATAGACATAAGGCTATTATCAACCTTTTTTAGTCCCCCCGCAGTTTTTTTCGCACCTTTTTGCGATATTCTAATTTTTACGTCTTTAGTTGCCATTCTTTACTTTCATACAGTTGTTTATTTCTGATTCAATGATTTCAAACGCTTCCAATATTCTTGTTGGCGTTTCATCTAAAGTGGATGCCGGAGGTGTATTGAATGTCTTACAGTAATTGTACTCTCGAATCATATTCTGGCTTTCCGAGTCCAGGAATAAGCGTTGGTCACAAAATAAGGGAGTAAGAAAATATAGGTTCTGGCCATCGCTTACCTTTGATCCTTCAATGAGAATTTCTTCAATAACACCTTCCACATCTTTTCTTCCATCGAATTTCTGACGTTTACCAGATACCGGATTGTCAGCTTCGTATGGAAATTCAAACGGACTTTCCTTTAGACCGTTGTAACTGATCCAGACATTTAGACCGAGTTTCCATTTTTTTTTACAGGATTGAGATATTGAGTCATCACAGCTTGTCCGACCTCATCAATCTCTGCATGATTCTTGCCTTCCAATTCATTTTCTGGATTATCAAAGGCAACTTCTAATGCAAACTCCATCGCTTCATAGAACTTGTCGAAGTCAATAGAAACCTCGTCAATCGTTCCACCACTAATCATCGAGCCTAAATAGGCTTGCGTATGTAAATGGTGCAACCGCCGGGACTGTTTCCAAGTAATATCCCGGCAATCGTATTCAGCATCTTTGGTTTTTATTACCAACTTCTATCCGTTGTATTTTCAATCGTTACTTCAATCGCTTCGTTTGAGCCATCATCTACACCTTCAAACGGTAGGGATACAAAAACACCGGCTTCGTTTCCGAAGTCTAAAGCGTTCCCTGTATAGATTGCATTGCAATCAAATTTCAAGTATCCATCGCTTGTTGCAGTTCCCCAGGCTAATACGACATTATGTTCCGCAGAACCGGCAGTTGGGTTCGTTAGCCAGACATCAACTAAATCCTTTGTGTAGGCATCGTATTTAGCTGAAATCTCACCGGTGAAAGCATACCCATCACCTAATCCCATTGCGTATGTTTCTGGATTACCACTTGAGTCGTATCCAACTCTTGCCACACCGTTTTCCCAGTTTAATGAAAAACTACCCACAACTACATCTTGACTGTTTACAGTTTTTGACGTTGCATTCTGGAAAACATAATAATCTGTTCCAGAAGAAACCCACGATGAAGTGGTTGCAGTTGAATTGTAGGTTGGAGCGTATCCCGAATAGAACGTAGCTGAAAAGCCAAGCCGTCCGCCGTTTGCGCCCGGATCACCATTAATTGAGAGACTTTGAATCACACAACTGGTTAATGCAATACTCTCACCAGTTGCCGGACTTGCCAACAATAATGTGAAATATTTACCTGCATCACCACCGAAATCTGGTTGCGTTGTATCTCCGTCCCATTCAAATATCTTTGCATAAGTCCCACTCCCGGATTCACTTACGAGGTCTTGCATTACGCCATACGTTAATAGATCCACCGTTATATCTGTTAATACCCCGGTCACGGTAACTGTATAGCTACCCCCGGCAGTCGCAACATACACATCACGATAGTCCTTAACTCTTTTACTGTTGGAACGCTTTACGCTTTCCCTTATTACGCCGCCCCAATCAAGCTGCGGTGCTTCAGTTATCTGAAGTTCCTTAAAAGAACCTTGCGATGTTATCGCCGTCCCCATAGCTGATTCTTCGGCAATGGCAACCCGGTAATCTTTTGCCGAGTATATATTTGTGCTTGCTGCCATTACTTTTTACTCCCTTTGTTTGATTTATTCTGGAATTTATCTTTTATGCTTTCGGGAACGGTTTCCAGTTTGACATCCATTCCTTCGTTCAGTTGTTCAATTTGCCACCGTTTTAATCCGTGACAGTTATTTTCAAATCCTAAAAATTCGCCTTTTTTCAATTTCATGCGATCTCCGTTATAGATAGTTCGTATGTTAAATTGCCAACAAGTTCCCCATCATCGGTTTCTTCAATAGATGAGTCTGCAACTTGGCCATCGTGCCAATAGTATGTGCCGCTTACGGTACGGCTTTGCGCTTGCGTCAAAGTGTATTCTAACTTGTCCATCCGCCTTGACAATGCTTCTGTTATTTGCTCTTTCGTCCCGTTGGCTTTGAAATATTGAGTCAGCCCAAACGCATACGACCTTGTATTTGCACCAGACATAGACGAAATCAATGATGATGATTCTAATTCAACCACGATTCCTTCATTTCCTGTAAAATCGTCTTGTGACATGAATACGCCACCAGGTAGGTCTGTAAGGACACTTTTTATCTGGTCGAAGGTGTTCTTGATTTTCGTAGAATAAGCCATTTATCGTACCAATTTGGACGTTTTAATAACGGCATTCTCTGCTGCCATGCCATTTACCTCAATTTCCCACTCATCTGAAGCCGTCAGCACTCCGGCGGACCATCTCACGTAACACCCGTGTCCAATATAATTCCATCCGCCTGTGACCGTGTCTGCGTTAGCTATCTGTGCTATTTTAATTCCTGTATCGTTTTTTCCCCACGTTGAAAAAGTAACAGATGAAGCCGAACCGCTTGAAAGTGTCCCGCCTGTTTGTATCTGGACTTTAAGTATATCCCATTCAACCGTTGGGATTCCCTTTACATCCACTATCGCCGAGGTTGTTGAACCATTCAAAGAAACATCCCGCACTTGTATCCTTTGAAATTCTGACTCATTCCATAGGTGATATTGCCCGGCTTTCAATAGGTCAAGAGTTCCCAATCCTGTTTCTGGATCTATAATTCTTTTCTCAAGTTCTGCTCCGAACTCTGCATCCTTAACCTTAACCAATGCCGCACAAGTCAGCGTGGCGTTAGCATTTATAATTAACCAATCCCAGTTTCTTGAAGATGCGGAGTCAGTCCCCACGCCTTTACGTGGTAGAATCGGCCTTCCAACGTAACTTCTAATTCGTTCAGCCTGTTCCTGGGCGACTCTTGTTTTTAGATCCACAAAATCTTCACCCGCTTCCATCATCATATCGTTAGGTGAAGTGGTATCGTTGTAATAGTAAACTAAATTATCTGCCGACACAAACGTCCATTCATCATTGACATTTAAGTCTCCCGTCCCAGATTGAGCCGCACCCAGTTCTTTGCCTTCTTTAAAAAGCATTGAGACATAGCCGCTTTCGGCTCGATATAGATTGGACGAATGCGTTTGCCAGTTGGTAATAAGTTTCTTGCTGTCGTATCCTTGCAGATCAACAATGTTATCCAAATCGGTTGTTAAATTGTTATAATAGGTGTCGTAGCTACTCATGCTTGATGTGCCTTATTTTTTAAATCTTGAAAATTAATTCGTGTTGGTTCATCCATGTTCTTGATGATGTGGATGATTTCAACAATCTCATTATAATAGGTTTCGGGATTCTCGTACAAAACCACGAGATCAATATATTCAGCCTTGTCTTTAATCTTTTGTATTGATTCACCGAGATTCATTTATCATATACCTCAAAATGGACGTAATCATTAAATTTATTATCCGAGGTTCGATCATCCATCGACCAATCACCACCCCATCGTATCGGCACACCCAACCGGTCAGCTTCCTGACAAATTCGCCCTGCCATAAAGATAAATTCATTCACATCTTCCCAATTTGGTAGTGGATAGGGGGCGCAATCAACTGCCTTGCCCTCTATATGCTTCGACTTCATGGTTTTGGATGCTCCTTTGGCCATGAGTTCCTTCTGGCGGTCTTTGGTCCGCATCCCCTCTAAAATGGTTATGTCGTAATCCTTCACCACTTCCTTGAGAACCGAGACTAACCTTGCATCCACGCCCTTTAACCGGCGCATTGATCTTTGTCCGAACTTCGGCATTTATTTCCATGCAATCTTTAATAGAGCAGCGAACACATCGAGGATTTCTTTCATTACGGCTTTTCTTTCTTCCGAATCGAGTTTGCCGTCATCTTCATACGCTTCTTGAAGTACCTTGAAAACCTCTTTCATTTCATTGACTAATTTCTTGTATTTCATACCCACAAACGTCGCACCCCCGGCCAAGATTAATCCCGCCAGGTAAAAGAAATTTGTCCAGTTAAACCAATCGTTCATGTCAACCTCTCAACTTAAATAGCCATCCAATAAATCCAGAGAACACAATGGCAATCATTCCACCCACTCCCTGTATCCTTGCAATAGCTGATTCATTTATTCTAACTCGCCCGTTTTGTTCTTTCACTAAATTTTTTATCTCATCAACTGAGTCTTTGATATAGTGAATATCTGAATTTTGTTTAGCACTCATAACCGTCAGTTCTTCCAATCGTGATTCCACGCCATTTCTCCAATCGTCTACTTGCGCTCTGTTCATGTCTTCCATTTCGAGTCTATTGTGCTTTTTAATTCATTTACCTTGTCTATCAATTTGACAATAATGTCATACTGAGTCTTCAGTTCTCCACTTAAATCTTTCGTGAGATATTTGAATAACATATAGAGCAGTACAAAGACTAATGCCGTTGCACTCAGTTCAGTTAGCATTTCATAATTCATTTAGTTCTCATTTGCGTAGTATGTTATTCTCCCAAGCTGACCTTTAAAGCATCAACGAATGCGCTTTTGCCAAAGTTCAACTGCTGAAGATTGAACGTACTTGTTTCAATTTTCCGGGTCAAATCACCGATATGGTTTACCATAGCAATTTGTTCTTCTGTTAAGTCTGCCACTTTATATTCTTTTTCATCAACTGTGATGACTTGTTCTTTTTCTTTTTTAGCCATTTTAACTCCTGTTGTTTACGGTTATCATAATAGTTAGCGATTAATGCAATCGGCCCTATCAAAAGGCCAGTCCAAAAAAGGATGATTGCAAATTCTAACATCAATACTTCGTTCCCCAAGTTTTCTTTCTATCTGGTGTATCTTTTCTCACAGTTCCTGTGTGGGGAGTCCCACTAACCTCTTTACCGCCACCACTACTTCTAACTGGCGTATATTGGCGAACTTCTAAAGGTCTGTAATAGTAATCATATATCATTCTGCTATCATTTCTATATCTGTAATAGTGAGGATAATCATACCGCACTATATACCCATCATAGATAGTTATCTTCTCAATGGGATTTGCATCCTTCATCAATTCAGCGACTGTTAGCCCTGCGAATAGACCAATGGCGAAGTATCCTATTGCTTTTAGCATATGCGTAGTATTTTACTCATGCGAGTAGTATTTTACTCTGTGTAGGATTGTAGGATTGTAGGTTATTCACCAATTGACTGACTTTCTTGAAATTCAGCCCAAGCTTCTTTCACTTCATCCGACCATACTGCATTGCAGATATCCTGAACCTCTTGTGGTTCACCACTAATATCTGAATCGGGATGTAATACGTGTCTACTAAAAGAACGTGAAAGTTCTACTCCATCTTCACTCACGATTGTTGCCTGACGGCATTGAACGTGTTTGCTATCACCGACAACTTCTATTTTGTCGTATTTTACTTCTTTACTTAAAGCCATTTTTGACTCCTATTGTTTGTTATTCGTTTCCAACTATATATCCATATAGTATTGAATTATGCCACTCTGTAAGAGAAACTTATCATAATTGCCCCATCATCAGACCATTCAGATGCAAGCATAGCTGATATTCCTGTCGTAGCATCCCAGACGAATAATTCCAGATGGGTAGCATTAACCCTCCCAAAATAGCCAACTGTTTGTCCTGCCGCCGCTAAATCGAAACCAGCCCCATACCCAGCACATACAGAAGAATAAGCCGCATTATTATTAGCAACGGTAAACGGCAGACCTGTTATTCTAATAGCTTCGGATGTCAAACCATTAAGAGAAGAAGCCATCAAATGCCCAGTGACAGTAACCAAATTCCCAACTTTGGTGTAGTACCCAGTCGTATTAGAGCCGTCCATCGTCATATCAGTTGAACCATCAGAAAGCACACCAGTCCAAGTCCCTTCCTCATAATCATCGAGAACCGCAGTACGAGAATTACCATCAAAATCAATACCTTTTCCCGCAGTACCGATGACGAGGTTGCCATCAAATCTACAATCACCTGCATCTACGAAGATGGAGTATGGGCCACCACTTGTAGGGGTTACGCCTGAAGGGGCTCCTTCAATATATAAACCAGCAAGTACCTCAGTAGTGGCAGTCGCATCATTAGTAACAGCAAATGGATTAATATATACTCCTGCGATAACTGGATGGGCACTTACTCCAGAAAATTCCGTTAGAGCTGGATTTACATATATTCCTCTCCAGTTTCCGTTAGCAGGTAATTGTACTGTTGGGTTAGAGTAAAAATCAGAACCCACTGAACCAGATTGAGTAAAAGACCGTGCTGAATATATTGAATAATTAGCATTAGGAGCTGAATCAATCCCAAGAAAGTCATCAATCCTTACGCCAGCCGTTGCCCCTTGTAATGTTAATAAATTATTACCAGATGTATCTATTGTAGAAGCACCACTAAAAGATAATGGGCTTGTATTAATATTTAATGCTCCAGTGGATACAGTCCCAGTGGTTGTAATTGTGGAGGAGCCTGTATCTATTGCACCAAATCCCGAAGTAATTGAACCTGAGTCTAATGCTCCAGTTGTAACAATATTTCCACCGCCAACATTATGACTTGCGAAGTATGTAGAAACAGTATCCACATTAGTCATTCGCATTGTACCGGCATCGTTAATTAAGATCCCATCGCCAGTTGCTACGGCAGTTGTTCCTCTGGCTGTACCGCCATCAATGAGGTTAAGTTCTGCACCTGTGGAAGTAATAGCCGTGCCGTTAAAATCTATTGCATCTATATAAGCCGTTCCATCAACGTATAAATCTTTCCATTGTGCCGACGATCCGCCCAGGTCGTAAGTGTCATCGGCTGACGGCACTATGTTAGAATCAACACTTGCCGTTATTGTAACTGTATCGCCAGAAGCATCACCAATATCTATATCACCAGTTCCGATAAAATTAGCGAATGTGGCCGTGCCTGTGCCTGTTATATTTCTAAATCCCGTAACGTCTTTATTGCTGTCAACGACTACTGCCTTCGATGCCGCCACAGTTCCGGCAGTTACATCGGTGGAATTAGCCCGACCAACTGCTGAATCAATCTGCGCTCCGGTATATGAACTGTTATAATTTGCCATATTTTTCCTTTTAAGAAGTGGGGGCAGTTGCCCACCCCCACACGATTAATCAGTTACTAACTGACATCCACGAGCATATAGACTCCGAAGGAATCTTTAATCTCGATTGCGGCTGCATTCAGCACACCGACATATTCGGTAGCACGAGCAGAAGCGTCACGTTGCTCCTCAACGGCGATTGGTCCACCGGAACCAAATCCCATACCCAATGCACCTTTAGAGAACATACCATTTGCGGCATCCCCTCCCGAACCAACATCTTCATCAATTTCTGCACTCCAGTAAATATCGCAGCCTGCGACTTTACCCACGAAACCGTTAACCAAACCTTCTTGAGAGGTTGGGTTATCTGCCATTTGAGAACCAGAGTTTGTATTGATTAAGAGTTGTAACAACCCCTTCGCACCCCACACAGATTTTGGTGAAAGCACCAAATTGTAAGGCATAGGCGCACCCGCTGCGTGTAATTGGCGACTTGCACCAAATACGTGAGCAAGAGTCATTGCCGTACCGGCTGCGGATTCTGTTTGTGAGAATCCAGAAAACAGGCTAACCAATAGGTCGTCTGCTTTAAGAGCCAATTCGTGTCCGATAATCGAACCAACATCAGAAGCCAAATTCTGAGGACTTGACTGAACTGCCAGATCGGTTACGTCAGAACGCACAATGTATTCTGCGATAGTTGCCTGTGCCTTTGAAATTGTGCGAGTTGTGAGAGTTGTGTAATCCGTACCATCTGTTCCGCTGCCTACATTAGAGGAAGCAGGATCAGTATAGTATGGAAACGAAACCGTTCCTGCACCTTTAGGGGCATTCGCGGTTTTCACCAACGGGACCATCACGCCAGATTCTTGAAACGCTATAATTGCATCAGCAAGAATTTCTTCGCCGGCTTGAATGGTCGATTTTGTTGTAATTGCCATTAGACATTACTCCTTTTTAATTTTTCCATTTTCATCAAAATCAACCCCGGAAAAATATCCCATTCGATTGTTGGATAGCCCTCTGCTTCGGCGGTCATACCGTTCTTCCATTAAGTCCACCATATCCATCCTGGATGCGGGTGAACCGTAGATAGAAACGTCTGGCTGCCCTTCAGCATCGGTTCTGACAATTACATCGTCGCATGGATCAACGTCCACTCCGGCGATTATGTCTTTCTTTCCATCAACCTTCAAATATATCTCCCCAGATTGAGGTCTTTTGCTTTTCGGCTTTCATCTTTTTGTATCCTTGCGGGTCTTTGAGAGCAAATTCTTTAAGTGACTCATAACCACCCGTACTTTCGCGCCCCGGTTTCCCAACCTGAACTTTAGATGTTGGCCTATTCGCAAACCTATCTACATGAACTTCGAGTTTTTCGAGTCTCATGTCAGCATAGATTTCCCGGTCATCTTCAGGCAACTTAGATAATAACGCCTCACGGCGGCTTGCCTGATACTGGTCAAAGGCATCTGCTTTTTCTTGAGCCAATACAAGTTTTTTAGTAACATCATTGAGAGCCTGGTCATATTCGCCTTTTGCTTCCAATTCTTTTATTCGTCTTGACTCTTTATCATTTGACAATGACTTCCTGATCTCGGATAATTCCGATTTCAATACGTTTTTTTCGTCCACAAGTTCAGAGAACCGAGCATAAGGAACTTGATTGACGGTCTGTTTTTCAGATACAGTTTCTGGGGCCTGTTTTTCGTCTTGGCTAACGACTTGTTGTTCACTCATTTTTACCTCTCGTTTGAGTTATTTACCAACCTTGAAAGTGATAGTATCCCTTGAATAACTGTTTATGTTAGACTGGATTGCGTTACCCACTTTAACGGCAACGTCTTTTTCTATCTCATTCAATACTTTGGTATCAAACAGATCAAACCCACGATTGGCGTTTGCTTCTGCTTTTTTAGCGTTGTAACCGGATAGTCCGACCTCAACGAAATCTTTTCCCACTTTTCCCCGCTTTAATTCACCAAGCATCTTTCCCGTTAATGTCAAATCAACATAACTTGTTTGTTTGCTTGATTGCGGCACTCCACTTGGAGCAGCCTTCCCGGCCTTTTTCTTGTCGGCATATTCACTATGATATGAGCCGCCCAACTTCCCGCTTCGTATTAATTTTCTAATTCTTATTGCGGTGAATGCGCCTATATCTCCCCACGTTTTTAATGGGACATTTGGTAATTCTTTTGCGTTTAGTATCTTAGGCACGTGCTTTTACTTCACCCCTCAATTCACTCTCCGGGTATTGTGACTTGTCAAAGTATTCTACAAATTCATGCCTACACCCAAAATGACCGCCAGATAAACTTGCAGATCCAAACCTTGAGTCAATATCTCCCATTGTCATCGGTCCGGCGGCAAGGATTTCCATACAAATATCACTCGTCCTGTCATCAATCGGACCTTCGTAAATATATAGTTTATCCGATGGTGAGTTGTTTGCCATCTCCCGTGTCACATTCCGACTGAACCTTCTCAATGAGTCATTGACTAAGCTGTTGGCTTGTCTTTCACTCCATCCGACACCCGTAAGTGATTCTGCAAATGCAGCTTCAGATTGTTTCCCAATGATAGACTCAATCATTAATCTTTTCATTAACTCCGACTGTTCACCCACCTTTGCACTAAAGAAATTCACATCAGCCCGAATAAGCGTTTGGAGTGTTGCTTCGGGTACACTTGCGAAAGACTCCATTGATTTAAGTGTTTTAACATAGTTATTGGTGATCGCATTCATTTCGCCATTGAGTTTGAAGTCATCAAAGAGTATCGTCTTTAAATCAAGGTCAATTAATTCTTTAACTAAAACTTCACTTGGTAAATCTGAATCGAGGAACCGCCCATACATAGAACTCACAAGTTCTTGTATTTTATTCCAGGCCATGCCGAACTGCTCTTGATCTAACATTAGCTTTGCAGTATATCAACCAAGTTAGTGGTTTGTGGTTTTTCTGGTTGTTCTTCAGCAACCTCACCTAATAATTCGTTCACTTCATCATCGGTCATGTCTGGATTCATTTCTTGAAGGATCCTGCGTTTTGTAGTTAGTCCATTTGCAAGTTCCCAATCCATCTGAT